CGTCTCCCTTGTGCTTGATCTGTGCAACGCGGAACGGGAATTTATAGTATGCTGCTACGCTTACAAATGCGTGCCCGTCAGGGTGGTGATCTATCGTGTCACCGCAGCAGCAGTACGAGTTTTCAAACTTGTACTCTTCCCACAGTTCAGTGCGCTCCGCATGTGTAAGGCGACCGGGTCCAATCCCTATCTCGGTGCCCTTGTATGACGCCACGAGACGACCGACCATGCCTTTCGGTGTGCCGTCTGCTGCTGTGGCCTCCTCGACGCGGACAATCCGCAGGTCGATAGTCGGCTCGTTCAGCAACTTCTGGTATCCCCAGCTTCGCTTACCGGGTGCCCACGGGTCATTATGGTTACGTGCAACCAGACCTTCAGCCTGTGGGAACAGCCTGTTGAACTCCTGTTGGTGCTGCACAAGCTGCTCCATGTTCTCGACTGCGGTCTGCTCGACCACATGAACACGACCGTGTACTTGGGACAAGAAGTCGTCCATCCAAGTGTAACGCTCGTCAAAGAACAGCGGGGCGGTCATCGAGACCGGGATCACTGCCTCGAACACCATGATGGCAAGGCGGTGCGACTGGTCTGTCTGCTTCCGCACGATACCGCTGGTCTCCTTGAAGTCGGCGTCCCAGTTTCCGTGCTGCACGACCTCACCAATGATTGTGACAGGCGTCACGCAGTCGTACTCATCATCTGGGTTCATATAGCTGTCAACAAAAGCCTGACCAAGTGCACGGATAGATGGCATGTCGTTTCCCTGCCGTGTCACGCTGGTCCAGCATCCGTGGCTGTCGATGTCAATGCGAACCGGCACCCCGTCGAACTTGCGGCTCAGCAGGACCGGGAACTTCAGGTGCTTCTCGCTGAAGCCCTTCGCCAGTGGGATCGTACTCATGTGTTGGTCTCCTTCAGGATACCCTCGATACCGTTTTCGTAGATTATGGCCCAGTCGAGGAACTCGTCAACTCGGTGGAACAGGGTGTATATGTCTGCGTCATTGTATATTACAAAGTCGAATGCGAAGTCCATTAGCGAATCTTCGCTTAGGTGCCGCCCTACTTGCGGTGCGTCCTCACGAAGCACGTTCACAACGATACCGCCTCGGTTGCGGATCGCCAGTGCCTCGTTCGGGAACCGTACATCATCGAATATCAGGTCGCGCTGCGCGGGATTGCGAAGCGCAGCCTCTACCCAGAAGTCCTCGTGAAGTTGACCCCGGCCCCATTCTGTGCCTAGGGTCTGCATTGCGTGCCGGGGAGATTTCCCGCCGAGCAGTTCCGTGGGAACCTCCTTGAGTTCACCTTCGATGAACAGGGGGGTATCCTCTGGTTCTACGCCCTGCGAGATCAGCAGGTCGGCTAACATTGACTTCAATGGATCAGCGAACTTCCTAGTGCCGAAGCCCATTTTGGTCAGGTAGTTGGTCACGGTCGTCTTGCCGCTCCCGGCTTTTCCGCTAAGTCCGATCAGCATGTCAGTCCTCCTTGATACTGTCGGCCAGATTCCGGTACTTAGTAGCCCGGTCGTTGGCGATGGCGAGGTCTGTGCTAACCCACGATGGGCGCACTCCTGTGCCATATTGGTTGATGAGGCTCTGTACCTCCCGTTCGTACATCTCGGCCAGATTCTCGGCCTGTTCTTTGGTCTTTTCAGTCATACCTCTCTCCAATCCACCGAAACAGTCGGCGTATCAAGTATGTTCGGATGAAGGAGACGACCACGAAGCTGCCCTGTGCTGCCGCTGCTAGCGGTGCAGGTGTGCCTATCATCATCAGGATTATGAAGCCGATCACGAGACCGGCCACCATGTTCGTTGTCGTCTCCGAGAAGTCCAGTCGCCGGGTCATTGCCGGGGCCGGTTGATCCAAGCGATCACGATGCTGTGCAGCATCAGGATGCCCAGAATGATTGCGTACTCGCTCATGCCAAGTCATTTCTGATCCATTCGTTTAATTCGTCAAGGTCGGCGGTGACGCCTGTTGCGAACTGGTACATCACGTCCCAGCGATCCTCGTCACTGTCTAGCAGTATGTAGCCGGGTTTTCCCTTGCCGAGGAACCACCCTAGTTCAAGGTGGCCCGACTTGCCAGCAGGCAGAGCCAGAACTATGACGCGGCTCGCTTCCATGTTCCGCTTGTCGAACTCGAAAGTGTTTACACTCGCGGGTTCCTTCAGGGCCTCCACATAGGTGTAGTGCATACCCTCGTAGAACTCCTTCCAATGGTCGTCGGCCTCCGGGCCAGCGGCGTACCAGTCGCAGAACACCTTTTGGCTGTCGATTCCCAGAGCGATGTCCTTGGAGATGCCGGGTATTGCAGGGTTGCGAAGCGAGCCAGCGAGATAAACGTCCCATCCGGGTCGCGCTTCCGGTGCTTTGCGTGCCTGCTCCAGTGCCCGGAGTGCCGAAGCACGGGCAGCACGCTTCTGGTACGTCAAGCCGCCACGCATGAAGTCCCAGTACGGTTGATGTCCGCTGTTCAAGTGTATCTCCTTCGGAATGTCCTCGATAGCAACGCCTTTAATAGACGTGGTCGAAGTGTGTTTGTGGATATCGTCTGGAAACCGCGCCCGGCTTCAACTTCGCCGATTGGATCGCTCTCGATCTGTCGGCGCAGCCAGTCGTTATCAACGCAAAGCTTCATGGTCATTCTCCTTTCTTTGTTATGGCCCGGCAGATATCAACTGCTTGGCTGGGGTTGTGGACAGCCATAATTGAGATATCATCTCCATCCCTTTCCGTCCTTGATGGTCACGATGGTTCGCTTCCCGTTCTGATAGGTCACGATGAAGCTGTGGCTCCAAGCCGACAAGCCCTTGTTGTAGCCCATGTCGAGGTTGCCGAACACACCAGCGGTGTAGATACCTTCGATGATCCCGGCGCTGTGCGTGTGCCCGGTGTTCGCCTTTCCCACAGTGCGCAGGTTCTTCGGGTTGCCCCGTGCGCCACTGGGTCCAAGGTGTCCGTGCATACCGTGCTCGACCCCGCCGATCACAAGGCTGTCGTCCTCGTGGACGATGTACCAGCGATAGCGTAGATGTAGGAACCTGCTCAGCATCGTCCAGAACGGTCGAGGCTTGCGTCCAGTTTGCCGCTCATGAGCGCAGTAGTCGTTCATCTGCAACCACGTCCGCAGGTTGATCGGATCGAAGAAGCCCTTGATGTTCCGTAGCCAGCCTTCGATGGCTTGGTCGTGGTTCGAGGTCACGATATAATGGTCCGTACCGTGTCGGGCAAACCATGCCGACATGATGTCTCTGGCGATGAACCGGAACTCACCTTCTACGCTCTCTTTACCCTCGATCTGCATCTGGTGCATGAAGTGCGGGTCGTTGATGTTGTGGTGGTTGCGAGGTTGGAAGTCGATGGTGTCGTGGAACACCTGATTGAACGGGGACAACACGTCGAGGATGTCCGACATTGTGCGGACGATACTTTCATCGACCTTGTTGCCGTGCAAGTCTCCGTGAGTGACGACCAGTGACCGCTTATTACGTTCGATCACAGCTTCTCCCAGATCATTCAGCATGTACTTGTCGGTCAGGTCGTATATCGTGCCTTCGTTGTCGGCGTTCAGTTGACGCGCCCACCACTGCCCGTTCTCATCGACCTCGACCAGAAGTGCACCGTATACGTGGTGCAGACTGGCCTTTTGGCCTGCGGCCTTCTCGATGTAGTTCCGAGCGGTAACTGTACCGGTACTGTAGCCGAACCGTGCAGGCTCGTCCTTCATGGTTGGCACCGACTTCATCGCCATCTTGGTGTGCGGTATGATGACCGATGCGCCCCGGCCATAGTTCTCGAAGCCGTTGATCGGGTCAACGCGGGTCGGGATGATGTTCAGTTCGCCGCACCAGATCAGATCGTGTGATACCTGTATCTGCTCGTCAGAGATGTACGGTGCGATCCGAGGGTCGAACCAGATGTCTTCGTCCTCTGTGCCATCATAGCTGCCCGGTTTGACCGACTTCTTGCCGTGGTTGGCCTTGTTGTAGGTGAACCGACTGATGTGTAGGCTCGCTTGACGGTCCTCGACCAGAGCCATCAGTGTGGTCCAGAACTTCTCGTTCAGGATGGTGTTCGACTGTGCCGATGTGAACACGAAGGTGTTGCCAGTGGCCCACTGTCGTATGTCCTCGGCAGATTCAAGCACACCACCAATAATCGGCATGACCTCTGTGGGTTCGTCATCTGTCAGATCGGCTGCACTGGCGATGGCCACGTCGAGCAGATCACTGACGCGTCGGCGGAAACGCTGCTCGTTCGACGCATGGGGCTCCCAGTCCAGTACGATCAACTCGATCATCTGTTCCTTGGTGATCCCATCTGTCGTGTTCTCGACGTACCACTCTGCGTTGATGAGTTTGAAGTATTCGTTTCGCATGTCTGCTCCTTATAGCCCTATGGCCTTTGTGTGCATTGCGCTGATGGCGTCAGCACTGTACCCGTTCCGTTCCCCGACATATCCGCACCAGTTGTCCCATAGGAACTCGGCACCACCTTGATCTTCGCAGAGGGCTGCGTAGTCTGCCGCCATGAAAGCTTTGCGCTTCATGCTGGCTCGCTTGTACAGGTCTGCCCTGAAGGCTCGCTTAGGTAACTCGAAGATGATCGCGTTGTGAGTGTCCATGCACCCAGTCTGGCCGAACACCAGTTGGTTCACAAAGCCGCCCTTTACCAGCCCGAGGCCGGGTAGTGAGGCGAAGAACTTCAGCGTCTCGATCTCAGCGACCGCAGGGTCAGCATAGCCGCCGTGCAGATCACATGCAACTCGGTACACATTGTCCTTGTTCTTGTGCAGCCACTCGTAGGCTCCCAGCTTGAAGCCCCAGAGGTACTTGCTCTCGACGCCTTCGCGGTCCACGTCTTTCATGGCCGCTTCGCATGTCGTGATTGATTGCTGTATCGTGAGGTACACGAAGGTTATAACCCGAGCCATCTGGTCCGGGCCTACCATCGCATAATCACTGATCTCCTTCTGGTCCCTCTGGAACATCTTCGTCACTCTCCATTTGTGGCAAGTCCTCGTACCGGGTGATCTCTGGCTTGTAAGAGACCACCGCACGGGGATCGCCGGGTGAACCTTCCCGCCGCAGTTTGTTCTTTGGCAGGCTGATGAAGCGGGCTTTAGCATAGCCGGGATCATCCACGGCCCCGATCATCAGTATGAAGTCGCAAGCGCCTTGCTTGCCGGTCTTGCTGTCCTTGAGCATGTGGTCGCTCGGGAACTGCATGTTCGCACCGTCCGCGCTGATCTGGCTCGTTGCAATGCCAGCGCATTCGTACTTGACCATTAGTTCGCGGCCCCATTGGTACATCTTCTCCAAGGCCAGATCGTTACGGGCTGCGTCACCGAAGCCTCGCACGTTGTCTATCATGTCCCAGATAACTAGGGATGGACCGTTCTGCTCCACGATGCGCTCCACGGCGTAGGTGTCCATGCCGTGAATGTCGAACACCCTGATCTTGTGCTGATCGCCGTTGACGCTGGCCTCGTACTCAGTTAGCATCCGGCCCTTGCGGTGAAGGTCGATCAGTTGGGTCATTGGTAGCCCTAGCGCAGCTTGCCATAGACGAGTGTAGATGCGGTCGCCCGGCCCCTCGTTGTTGAGCCAGATTATCGGCTTGTCGCTCTGTTGCGCAAGGTGCGTGACCTCAGATGCGAGGAAGGTTGTCTTACCTTTGTCAGGACGACCAGCCACGATCCCGAAGTCACCGGAACGCAAGCCGCGCATACTGTCGTTGAGGCACTGCATACGCCACCGCAGGCCCTCGTCGTTGATCTCGCGGTTCAGCAGTTCGCTGGCATCCACTCGAACGAAGTCCAGACCTTTGATCCGAGCATCGCGCTGGAACGAAGTCATCACATCTTCCATTGCAGCATGGATGTTGGGAACCTCACCTTCCTCGAAGTCCATCAGGATGCGGGCCAGATCAGATGACATGCGCAGTTCAAGCAGGGTGTGCATGACAGCCTGACTTTCATCCTCTGGCACATCGGTCTTGATGCGCTTGATGATGTTGGCGTAGGCGTGTTTCTGTTCAGTGGTCAGCTTAGGATGCCAACTGCTGAACATCGTGGCGAAGGTCTGTAGGTCCAAAACCTCGTGCGTTGGGAACTTGTCGAAATACTTGCCGAAGTCTTTCAGCAAAGCAATCGTAGTTTTCTCCATGCTCTCCGTCGGCACCCGATTGATTACCTTGCGGTACTCGTTCCGGTACTTCAGGATTTGAAGTAGTTTCAGGTCGATCATGTAGCATCCTTTATGTACTGAGTGATTGCCCTCCGACTGTATGTCTTGGGATCTCGCTCTGTTTGCACCCGCTTGGGCTCTATCCCGAAGGGCCCGAGAGCCTTCCGCAGTTTCACGTATCCATCACGACCGGCTTTATCCCCGTCGAACCAGCCAATGACTGTATCTGCGGTTGCCAGTCGTTGAGCCGCCCCGAGGGACATGGTTGTCCCGAGTACAGCCATGCTGCTATATCCGCTTTCGTAGACCCGGATTGCAGACAGGACATCTTCCACGACAACACACGCCGTTCGATCTCGCTGTAGTCCATACCAGTAAGCGCCAACTGACCCTCTTGGCATGAGGTACTTGGGCTTCCGTCCATCGACTGCTCGACCAGTCCACTGGCCGGTTGGCTCGCCATTGTGAAGGATTGGAACGACAACTCTGCTGCTTCGAGGGCTCCACGCGATGCCGTATTCATCAGTGGCACGCTCGGGTGTGATACCGGCTCGAAGCACCCAGACTTGTGCTGCACTAGGTGCGTCATCGGAGTACATTTCAACAACGTCAGGGTAAGGTCGTTCAGCTTCTTCCTCATCGACTGCACGCATTGCCAGTATGTCCGATGCGGACAACCTACCATGCGGCTCGAACTCATTCGTGTGGCATCTGAAGCAGAACAGGGACACGCCGTTGATGTTGTTGCTGATGTAGGCACTGGCATCAGTGTTGCAATGTGGTATCTTCCGCTTTTGTCCCAGTGTCAGA